GTCTTTATACCTGTAATAACCTTTATCAAAATCTACCTGAACTAAGAAATCTCCCATAAACCCATTACGATTCTTACGAAAAACACATTCAATAATATCACTATTAGTTGCACGACCAAGTGCCATAACCCAGTCAGCATCATATGCAATCTGTCTAGACCAAGCAGTTTGTCCAAGTGTTGGAGGACTTGATAGATCCTTTACATCATCTGGTGTTGCAGATGAGATAGCGATAATAGGTACTTCTTCACCAATAGACATTAGTTTAAGTTCTCTTGAAAGGTTCTTCATTCGTACCGTTTCAGAGTCAGCCTTTTGGTTTGGTGACATAAGTTGCAGGTAATCAACAACAACAAAGTCTGGACGGTACTGATCAATCTTTCCACGAATAACGGAAGGTGTTACTTCTCCACCACTATCATTTGAGATAATATGAAACTCTGGGCGACCAGCGACCTTGTTAGCATGCCATTTCTTAAGCATATCAATCTCAACTTCACCATTGGATAATTTTCTATGTGACCAAAGACCTTCACCCATAATTGCAAAAATACGATTACGAACTTCTGTTTCAGACATTTCAAGAGAAATAATAAGTGGTGACTTGCCTTGCTTCCATGCTTGAACTGCAAAATATAAAGCCATCCAAGATTTACCAATTCCTGGATAGGCAAGAAAGACACCTAGTTGTCCTGGCATAATTCCAGATGGAAGATAGTTGTCAAAACCTGGAAGGTTTGTTTTAATTCCTACCTGACCAGTTACCTGCTGTTGTTGAACCATTTCATAGTATGCAACTGCAGACTCAAGATCTGTTGCATCAATATCACGAATTGCAGAAGTGTTCTTTTTTAATTCTGATGTCTTTGTAATTAAGTGCTCAAGTGCTTCTCCACCATTACCGCTTTGTACTTCTCCTGCAGCATTACGTAAAATATCTTTTAGGCTATCATTAAGATATTCTGTTTGTAGTTCTGCTAGGTGATGCTTTGTTGCTCCAATACCTGGAACTGGTTCAAAGTCTCTAAACTTTTCTGTAACTAGGTCTGCTGGTGGCAAGCATTGATTATTTTCAGAATACAAACGAATAAAGTTCCAGACATCGTTATGTGTTCTTAGCAATGTTTCAACATTTGCTTGAAGTAGTACGTGAATTTGTTTATCTTGTAATACTGCAGACATTAACTTTGCTTCTGTATTATTCACTCAACCACTCCCTTGCTAATTTTCTGCGTTCTTCACGTTCTTTTTTATCTTGCTCTACTTCTGCTTTTCCGTTAATAATCTTTTCTGCATTATATGCAAAGTAATTCCATGATGGTTCTTGTGCAATGCTAAAGTAGTATTCAAGAATATCATAACACTGTGCAATGCCATATGACTCTACAAGGGCATCAGCAGCCCACTGCTCAACGTTTAGATTCATGTTAGACTTCTGCTCATACCGTTGCAAGTAAAACTTGTTAAACCTACTGAGCAAAGCCATTCGGTCTTTGCGATCAGCCATTACTCTGAGATTTCAGATTTTGCTTCTTGAATCTTTTCTGTAAGTTTATCTTCTACAAACTTATAGACACGACTAAAGGCCTCATCTACATTTTCTCCATCACGCTTTGAATCTACAATACCCAAATCAAGGCGTAGTGACTGAAAATTTCCTAGATTAAGCGTATATCCCAATGTTACAGATACCTTTGTATTATCGTTTTCCATTATCCACCCATTCAATAATTAAATAGATTCACTCCACACTGGAATAAATCGTCCATCTTCTGTCTTCGTATATGTAAGTATACCGTCTCCCATTCGCCTTGTCAACTCTTGGCTTGTAGGAGTCATGTTGTTTGTTATTAATTTATCTTTTCTTGGTTGTCCAATATGTATAGTTGAAAGTATAGCACAAATTTCTCTAACATGATCTTCTGAATAATATGCCCTTATTTGAAAACCTGTTTTACCGTCAATGCTAGATCCAACTGGTGGAGGTATGACTCCTCGTTTTATTAGTCTTGGCATATATTTTCTATGACGATTAACTAACTTAGCAGTCTCAGCAATTGTATATGCTCGTTTTCTATTTCTTCTAAAATCAGAACGAAGACAAGTCTCTAGTCTATCTTTATTAATATTATAAACAGTTATCATGCCTGTTGATCTAGAACTGTGGTGAAGTCTTACTAAGTCTCCATTAAGGAACCATATCTTTTTACCGCCAGAAATTACAGGTTCGCTATTATATGCTTCGCTCTGAATTTTTCCTTTTGCAGTAGCCATTTTCCCTCCGCAGATTCGCTAGGTGGATGATAAAACTTTCTGTTTCCACATTTGACACAATATGTTTCTAGGTGATCTATGTTTGAATGTATTCTATCAACAAACATTTTTCCTTCACATCTTTTACAGGTCATATTAGTTTGGCACTCCAATTGCAATAACGTTAACTCCAACTGAGGCTGTTCCAGAAGTACCAAACTTTACGATAAACTGAACCTCTGAAGTTGTTATAGAAGTTATTACAACGCTTGTGTTTGATCCAGCAGTAGTACCACTTATATTTACAATTGATGCAGTAGCAATTGGAGGAAACTTAAAGTTAGAAAATGTTACAGAGTAAGACTTTTCCTGACCTGCGGTTACTGTTTCGTTGTTTGCAATTGATTTATATTTTCCAACAAACTTTGTGTCTGAAGTTTTTAAACTCTTTTTTTCTGCTCCAACTACGTCAACATCTGTATAGTTATATGTTGCATCAGAAATAGAAGTAGAAAGGTCATTTACAGCCTCTGCTAACTGATAAATATATGTAACATCAAGAGGTTGTCCTCTTTCTGGTAGTGGTACTTTTGCCATTTTATTCCTCCTATTAGATTATATCAAAGATTGCGATCCAGAATCAAAGATTCCTAATCCTGCTTTTATTTGTTTTTTAGATGACGCTAGTTGTATTTTTACACGCACAGTTGTTGTTCCTTCATTTAAAAAAGAATATGAGTGAACTGCCGATGTGCCATGCCAAAAAAATGTATTTCCATCAAAACTAACAAATACATCATATGCTGGATGAAGGTTTTCATCTCCCCAGACTGCTGTAATTATTTCCTCACCTATTGAAAGTGCGCCATCGGTTCCAACTACGTTAGCGCCATCTGAGTTATATATTGGAGACCAGTGAGACGTTCTGTTTTTATCTTCAGAAATAACCCTATATCTTGTATTATATTTTAAAGTATCAAAGTCAACTGGTGGCAATGATGATTTTAAAATTCTTGTTTTTTTAATATTTGCATCAGCCATTATGTTACACCAATAGAAAATCTAAACTCAATATAGTTACTTGTATTTGGTGATTTGATAATAGTTGTAGCAGTATCATTTTTAATAATTGAGTAACCAGTTAATCCATATAGTGGATTTGTTGTTGCAATGTTTTCAAGTCTCATTGCATCTAAAGCAATATAGTAATCAGATGATGGAAGTGGTCCTCCACTAATTCCAGTATCAATAACACAAGCATAAATCTTAACAACGTTAACTGCTTGCCATGTAAAGTTTTGTGTTGTATATAGTTCTTGCAATTGTTTCTTTACTACAAAATATCTATTTGTTTCAAAATCATATCCATCAATACCATTCTCAATATCAATTTCAAATCTTGCATAAACTTCTGGCTCAGCAATATCAGTATCTGCAAAATCAATTAGTATTCTAATAGTATCTGGAACAGAAACAGAATCTCCATCTTTATTAACTAAAGAAAAAGCAAACCTTAGTTCGTCTGTTGGAGAGTTCTTAGAAAAATCAACATTAGGAGCAGTTAAGTGTATGTGGTTTGATCCAGGTTCAACAACTATGTGGTCAACACCACCAGAACCTCCACCGTCTAGACTTAAATCTGAATCATCTCCTTGAATCAATATGGTGTTATTTAAAAACCTTGCACGCTCATATCTTTCAAGACGATTTGTTTTATAAAAGATAGAGTTATCTGCATTTGTTTGAAATACTCCGTCTGTTGCAATAACATTATCGTCTTCTGGATCATCTAAAGGAACTGAGATAGTTGGTATTTCTGTTGCTTCAGTTGCTGTGTGATGAATCCAAGACTCTCCCTGTGCAAATGAAAAGACTGTTTTACTGTCGTTAGCACCAGCAGAAGGGTTTGATCCTGCAGAGTATAGGCCTACCTCTGTTATTTCATATCTCTCTTCTGTTGGTAATTCTGCTGTTAATACGATCTTATCAATACCGTTTTCATTTATAAAACCTCTAGAGGAAATTGGAACTCTAAACATTTCAAAATCTAAGTTTGTTTTTGTTGCAAAATCATCAGCAACATCTTCTGTCTGTAATGGCTGAGGACCACATCCAACTGCAAGATATGACGCATAGGCAGGAGCCTGCCCTAGCATATATTTTCCTATGATGCTCTTACCTTTATTTGTAATCATGATACAGTCTCTCCAAAGTTCGCTTCATATATTGTACCATTTATGGCGATTTGAACCTCTATCTGTTCATCATTATTCATATTAACAGTCTCAATAATTAAATCTCCAGTTGCTTCTTCAATATAAACATTTTGACCATTAGGACCATTTCCTTCAAGAGGAACCTTTTCTTCAAACTTAATTGCAAAGTTAGCAAAATATGTATCTGAGGTAGACTGTAACCTT